TGGTTTCCAAATAATGTTCAGCTAAAGCTTTGGTCTTATGAAGCATCTCAGCGTATGCGTGGTACAGGTCAGTACTTTGTAGTAGCTGACGAGGTTACTTCATGGAAAGGTGCTGGTATGAACTTAAAAGAGTCTTGGGAGTCTATTATTCAGCCTTGTGTGTCAACTCGCTGGTCAAGGAAGAACGCCTCTAAGTTTGGAGCTAATCCCGGCAAGGCTCTTATCATTAGTACACCTAGCGGGTATGACTATTTCTATGACATGTATAACCGTCAAGACAGTGATAAAGACTGGAAAAGCTATCACTACACTTATCAAGACTCTCCTTACTTAGATGAGGAAGAGATTGAGAGTGTTAAGTTGACACTTGACCCTCTTAAGTTTGCTAGAGAGTATACTGCAAGCTTTGAAGACTCTGGTAGTAACGTCTTTTACACGTTTAACCGTAAAGAGCATATTGACAAAGACCTTCCTTACTTTGAAGAAGGAGAAGATGTTCATGTTGCTATTGACTTCAACGTAGGTATCATGGCTTCCGTAATCTTTGCTTTAAGAGGGGGTCAAGTTCACATTCTGGACGAGATGCAAGGGCATCCTGATACAGAAACTTTGGCAAATACCTTGGCTAACAAGTATAAAGGCCATAAAATAATTTCCTATCCTGACCCTAGTGGTCGCGCTAGGAAGTCTTCTGCGGCTGTTGGTACTACTGACTTTAGCATTCTACAAAGTAATGGTATTGCTACCAGGGCGCATAATAAGGCACCACCTATCATTGATAGCGTGGCTGCGGTAAACAAGAAGTTTAAAAACGCTGCAGGGGTTATAGACATGTATATTCACCCTAAATGCGTTAATACAATAAAATCGATAGAAAGAACTCAGTGGGTTGAAAGTAACCCTGATAGTGCTGTGATTGACAAGAAGGAAGGTGTAGAACACTGGACAGATGGTCTTCGCTATGCTATTGAGTATCTTTTCCCAATTCGCTCTGGTACTAAAACAGCTACTAGAGGGTTTGGTTTTTAATGATATATCACGATGAGTGGTGCGTACTCCATATACCAAGAACCTCTGGAACTAATTTCAAAGCTAATGCTGTCTTAAAGTATAATAACCGGGTTAAACTTCCTTACTATAAAAACACTGTAAAAGACAGGTTGCAACAACACAACCCCTTAAGTTCTTTTGATATAGGCTCAAGGCAAAGCTATGCTATAGTGAGGCACCCTTATACTAGGGCTTTGAGTTTATACAACTATGCACTTAATGATAAAGAGTTTTTAAAATTATTTGATAAGGTAAGTTTTAGAGAGTTTTGGGATTTAGATATTTCTGAATTTTGTGATTGGTCTCTAAAAGACAACCAGTATGAATTTATGGCTAAAGACACTGTGTGGTTTAAACTAGAAGACTCTTTGAGTAAGCTTTATGCTGCAACGAAGGTTCCTTTATACAAAAAATTCATAAATAGTTCTATAGCTTCTTATGAAACACACTATAGCAAAGAAAACAAAGATATTGTAGAAAATATATTTAAAGAAGATTATTATATATTTAACTACTAAAAAAAACAAAAAAGAATAAAAGAGGTAATGTAGTATGGCTATTTACAACTATGTAGCTACAGACAGCGGTAGTCGATATGAAATTACCTTAAGTCAACTTGGTGCTCAAGGTGCCAGTGGCAACCCTTGGCGTGGCGAGTGGGATAACACCACCACCTATTCCGCAAGAGATGTTGTTAAGTATGACGGCTCTGCTTATGTAGCTCTACAAAATAACACAAACAGTACTCCTGACAGTAGCCCTCTTGAATGGGAGCTTATGGTCTCTAAGGGTGACATCGGAGAACAAGGTCCCCAAGGTATTCAAGGACTACAAGGTGATGTTGGTCCTCAAGGGGAACAAGGCTTACAAGGGCCTCAAGGTGAAACAGGCCTCCAAGGTGAACAAGGTTTACAAGGCCCTGAAGGTTTACGTGGTGAGACTGGTCCAGAAGGTCCCCAAGGTCTTCGTGGTGAACAGGGTTTTATAGGAGAGCAGGGGGAACCCGGTCCAGAAGGACCTCAGGGTTTACAAGGCGATCCCGGCCCTCAAGGTCCTCAAGGTATCCAAGGTATTCAGGGCGAAACTGGTCCGGCAGGTCCAGAGGGGCCTCAAGGTCTTCGTGGTGAGCAAGGCTTTACTGGAGAGACTGGTGCGCAAGGCCCGCAAGGTTTAACAGGCCAAGAGGGTCCACAAGGTCCTCAAGGCGAAAAAGGTGATCAGGGCTTACAAGGTATTCAAGGACTACAAGGTCCTCAAGGTGAGCAAGGACCTGAAGGTCCAGTGGGTCCGCAAGGCCCTCAAGGTGAACAAGGTATTGCTGGTATTGATGGAGAAGCTTCTCCTCTAAACCCCACCTTTACTTATTTAAATGGCAATATAGCTAGAATTGACTATGATGGCGGAAAGTATAAAGACTTTACTTATGACCTAGATAACAATATTAGTCAGTTAGTGTATTACAAAATAACAACAACTTTAACAAGAACGTTTAGCTATGATGCTGAAGGTAATCTTACTAGCATTGACGATGTGGAGGTATAGACATGGCAGCACCTAGTTATACAACAGAATTAACAAGTCAAGAAATTTTTACAGATAGCACAGGGGGTGGCTGGACTCTTATTTCGTCTGGTGGTGGTGGTCAGAACTCTTTAAATGACCCTGAAACTGATGACTATGTTCAAGGCTCTAACTGTACTTCTCGTAGCCCTTGGTCTAATGCCGCTCGTGGAATGGTTTATACTTCTGCTCAAACTATTGCAGCAGGAGATGCTGTCTGGGTTTGGACTAAAGCCGACGTGTCTCAGACTCTTGATACCCTGTCCCCAGCAGATGCTGACGGCGCAGGTATTCAAGTCGCTATTGGTTCTTCTACTAACGCCATTGATTATTATTACATGGACGGTTCTGATACCTACATTTTAGGTGGCTGGAAGTGTTACGTAGTTGATCCAGCTATTACAGCTGATGCGGGCAATAGGGGCGGAACAACAAGTACTTTTGGTGTTCGTTGGAATGTTCCGGGGTCTGGACCTTCTAAAGGTGCGCCATTTAAAATTGATGCTATGCGTGTTGGACGTAATTTTAATATTACTGATGGTGATTTGGCAAATGGCTATGCTACCTTTACAGGACTCAGCAGCGTTTCTAATTCTTTAACAAACCAGTGGGGTTGTTTTATCTTTGCTAATGGTGTTTATGCTATGCAAGGTCTTATGCAATTAGGTTTAAGCGGCACTCCAGTGGACTTTAGAGACTCTAACAAAGTTATTTTTGTTGCAAACACTATTAAGGTTTCTTCTACATTTAATGGTATTGAAGTGAATGACGTTAGCAGCAGAGTTGATTGGACCAACATTTCTATTTCTGCGCTAGGAACAAACTCCCCCGGATATTTTTTAGCAAATGAAAATGCAGATATTAATATTAATGGTTGTAATTTTATTAGTATGAGTACTTTTGGGTTTTTGTCTAATTCTACAATTACTGAAAATACTTTTAGAGGGTGTGGTCAGATTGACCAAAATCAATCTATAATGACAAACAACCTAATTACTAATAGTGTAGCAACTTCAGCAGTATTGCTAGACAACTCTGGTGCAGACCTTGGCGGTAACTTTAGTAATAATAACTTTGTATCTTCCGGTACAGGTCATGCTATTGAGTTCACAAGTGGAACAGAGGCCAACCTTGTTGGTTTGACTTACACAGGCTATGCCACAACAGATGGTTCAACAGGTAATGAAGCAATTTTTGTTAACGTACCCTCAGGAACCTTTACTTTAAATATTAGTGGTGGTCAAACACCACCATCAATTAGAACAGCCGGGGCTACAGTAACTATTGTAGCATCAGCAGACATTACATTAACAGGATTGCAAGCTAACTCAGAAGTGCGGTTTTACTTTGGCACTGATCCTAGCACAGCTGTTGAAGTGGCTGGAGTAGAAAATAGTGGAACTTCTTTTAGCTTTACACATTCAAGAAACGGCGCAGGGTTTTATGTGATCTTTGCAATTGGTTACAAAGATATTTACAATGAGTATACTTTCTCAAATACTCAAAATGATACAATTGTTGTTCGGCAAGTAACCGACAGAGTTTATGACAACCCATAGGAATATAGTATGACTTGGAAAATTACGCAAAGTACAGATAATCAACATGTCGGAGAGACAGTAGAAGTTTTAGAGATTGGTAATATTATAACTTTCCCAGATGGGGATGTAGTAGCGATTAATCAGCTACTTTTTAATGACGATAATACAGTGGCAATTGTGGTAAGCCCTAATTACCAAGTAACTTTTGTGAAGGAATAAGAGAATGCCTCTAATTTTTGACCCTACAGATCTCTCTAATACTAACGGCGTTGACATTGATATCGATGTAGCTGCCAAAACAATTGAGATTGTAACTACTGGCTCAGTAACAAACGAAGGCGCTACAGGCGGCGTTACTGGACAAGCTTTATACTCTTACTTAAAAGAGCGTTGGAAAGCTGACGCTGAATTTATTAAGTATCCGTTCCCTATGGAGGCAATTACTCCGGAGCAGTTCGAATTTATTAATGACTGGGAACCTGCTAACGATGCAACCCGTAAGTTAATCCGTACTGCTGGTTGGGCAGAACGAGCACTAGGCGCGGCCACAACTAAGCGTGAATACATTGGTGTTGTATCGCTGGGTTCTATTGGTGCTGTTGACCAACCTTATTACGAAGTCATTAATGACGGTACTTCCGCTGGTGCGCAAGACTTTACCTATGCGGGCCCCGTTAACGAAGCAGTTCAAGCCTTTGGTGACGTTTCTAACGGAAACTTTGACTATCGTGAAACAGCAGACGTCTTTAACATTTTCTGTCGTGAAGCTGGTAAAACTTATGCTGCATCGAGCAGCACTGCAGTTGGTGCTACAACACTGACTTACATTACCTATCGTTTCCCTCTGTCGAATGGTACTGACCTTAGCATTACTGCTACTGACGCAGACATCACTCGTACTGCTACCGTAGCCTCTGCTAGCTTTAGCGGCAACACTGCAACTTACTCTGCAACCGCTCATGGCTTTTCCGTAGGTAACTCAGTCACTATTTCTGGTATGTTGCCAACTGGCTATAACGTAACAGGTGATATTACTGCTGTAACAACTGATAGCTTTGACTTGGAAATCTCAGACCCCGGTAGTGCTTCTACTCAAGGCGGTACTGTTGATTCAATTCATGCCAACGTTACTATCGGCTACTACACAGCGGGTCAACTTTTCGACGTTAACCAAGATTTAACAGACGAAGACTATAGCGTAATTATCACAGACGCTTCTGGTGTTGCTACTACCCAACAAATCTATGAAGCTGTTCAGTACTTGCTGCGTCAAAACGTAAACGTTAACGTAGACGGCGATGCAGGATCTTTGATCGGTCGTGTTCAGGCTGCTCTCTTAAACTTTATTGGTTCTACCTTAGAAACAGGTACTTCTCAAGCAACAACGGGTGATGGTGTCTACATTGAAGGTCTTAACACTAGCTTCTATGCTTTTGTTAAGTTTAAAGCTGATGATGGTGTATTCTATCTCTTCCCAAAAGTAGCTTCTGGCTTGATTCAGTTTGGTCAGTTTGCTGGTTCTGGTGACTTTGAATACTTCATGTTCTTGGCTGCAACCTACGGTACTGCAGGCGCGGCAGTGGTTCTACAGAATGACTTGGCCACACCTGTTAGCGGCACTTACGCAGGTACAAGCGTACCCTTTGACTTTGCTTACACTAAAAATACACAAGGTGGTCGTTCAGAAGACACCCCTCTTGCAGTTACCCTTATCGGTATCGGCTTAGATGGTGGTCAGTTTATTTCTGTTGACTATACAATCAACGAAGGTTCTGGTAACAACTTCCTAATCGCTCCTGCGCAGGAACGGAACTACGAGAACCCATAATAAATAAGGAACAGACATGTCTGGCGAAAGAAATTATACAAGAATTCCACCGGATAGCACTGGTAAGCGAATTCGTTTAAAACATACAGCTCAAGTTTTCTACAATAACAAAACTGAAGGTTATAGCTGGAAAACTGGTCAGATGTATGCGCTGGTTAGCAGTGGCTGGACAATGCATGTTCATGGTATCTTCGAGGAAACTACTACTAGTGGCGTCCTCGAAGTCCACTACAGCAAATCTGCAACTTATCAAAACCTTAGCCCTTCCGTTGGGGAGAGTATTAAGGATACTACTACTAACACTGTAATTGCAGAAGTAGTCTCTTTTGAAGATGTTTATGTTAATACCATGAACATCATTGGCTATGATAACCCGGAATATGGTGTAGATGTAGATCCAACAGGTTCTATGAATGTGCGTTTTGCGGAAGGCTTACCTCAACTTGATGCTTTTGGTAAACTGCGCACTTCAGGCGCAAGTATTCTTGGCGATTATACCTTTGCTAACAATAACCTTCCGGGCGAGTTTGCTACTACTAAGTTTGGCAGTGGTGCTTCTGTTCACAATGATGACCTGCATGCAGCAGAATTAAAAACTTCAGCAGGAACAGCTACCACAAACTTTGGCCCTGACTCCGATCGTGTTCAGTTAACAACCAATACTTACCACCACTACTTCCCCGGTTTATCACAGATGGCAATTATGACAGTTGCTTTAGGTGATGCTGGTAAAGAAGGCGTTATGCGTGAGTGGGGTTACTTTGATGGAAAGTATGACGATGACGTCCTTAGCTCTCCTACCTATGAGCTTGTTAGCGGTAACGGTTACTTCTTCCGAGTAACAGGGGAAAGCGGTTTACAATGTGTTATTCGTTCAAGTGCAACGGGAGCTTTGACTGAAACTATTATCTCAGAAACCCAAACTCAGAAAACAGTAAACGGTGTTGTAACCGAGACTATCAACTCTGGTTTTAATAGCGATCCTGTTAATGGTACAGGTGATAGCCAAAAAGTACTGTCTCTTTTAAGTGATAATATTTACTGGGTAGATATCCAGTGGTTAGGAAGTGGTCGTGTTCGCTTCGGTACTTACCATAGAGGCCAACGAATTGTTATCCACGAGTACTACCATGATGAAAACTCAGGGGTACCTCACTCTCAAACTGGTTCCTTGCCTTTACGGTTTTGTCAACACAACATGAAGAATGTTCCTGTTGTTTCTGATTCCTTCATGCGTGTTTGGTGTTGTTCTGTCCACACAGAAGCAGATATTGACACAGCTAAACTTGGTCGTGGCCAAACAGAGTACTTTAAAGCTGTTATCGACCCTACTAACATGAATGATGTTCAGGGTCTTGCTGGTGGTTTTGGTGACAGAGTTATTACTTCTAAGACAAATGTAACTTCTTCTGGCACTACGGTAACTATTCCTGATTTAGCAGGTATTAAGGCTGGCTGGATTGTTAAAGTAGATAGTGGCACAGGTGTACTTCCTGAAGAAACTCGTGTCGCTGAAATTGTTAACAGTACTACAGTCGTCTTGGATAAAGCACCTACAACAGGCATTATCAGTACAGATACTGTAACTTTTGAAATGCCAGTTAATGACGAGTATTACTTAATTGGTGTACTAGCTCCGCGCCCTATTATTAATGGCGTAAATCACGATAACCGTACACTGTATCTGCCCCGTTCAGCAAGGTCTTACGCCTACCACGAAGACGGTGCAGAAGCCTTTATGTCGCTTCAAGTTTATGTTAACCCTGTAATGTCAGGGGATACTCAGTCTCTTCCTATTTATGATTCTACTGAAGCTGCAAACCTTGGTGTAACCCCACTATTCCGAAATGTAGAGGCTGGTGATCCTTTTTCTGCTGTTATGGCTTACGGTAAAGACGGTATTGATAAGGCTAACTTGTTCCGTAATAGTGGTATTCACGGGCTTGTAACCTACTCCGGTGGTTATTCTGGCAGTGAAGATCTTAGTAATGCCTTTACTTCTTTGCAGTCTGCGTTTAAAAACTTGGCTGATAACGGTGGTAACAACCGTTGCCCAATTTTAAGAGTATATCAATCACCTACAGCAGGTCAAGCTACAGCAATTCAAATTAACACTCCCCCTACAGGTATTCCCTTCTCGTTACACCGTGAAGGAAATGTTATTCAGTTAGAAGCTATTCCGGGAACTATTGGTGCTGCTGTAAATAATCAAAACCTTTACTTGCGTATGATTGATAATGATAAGGCAGAGCTGTATCTCGATAAAACCTTTCAAACACCGTTAGATACCTCTAGTGTAAACACTAGTACAAATGGCGATAGCTTAACTTGGCCGGGTAATTCCGGAGATGTTGCAACGGGTGGCTTTATTTCCTCTGGTTATGGGCCCTATACTTACTTTGCTATTCTTGCCAAACCACAAGGCCCGTCGAAAGGCGGCACTGCTTATCAGCAAGCGCATGGTAAGATTGAAGTTAACTTTTCACTATTCTGGAACGAGATTCAACAGTAATGCAACCCACATTCAACTATGGATACTGGGAATTCTGGGGGCCATATGATCCTGAAAACGGTTATTACGGAAATCAAAAGGTAACTTTTGATGGAGAAAATAAAAAGATAATCGTTAACGAAGGGGTTACTAATATCACTGTAAAGGGTGATATTTACTCCAACTGGAAAGAATGGATGCAGGTTAGAGACAACTCAAAGTTTCTACCTGCTATCCGTACTACAGGGGGAGACCCTGCAGGGGATGGCCAAAGGACAGCGGATATTTACTTCTTAATTAATGATTGGCAAATTGTTGTTAATCAGCTTGTTAAGGTAGAAGGAATTTTATATCACGATAACTCAGAGTTAGAACCCTTTGTAATTAATTCTAGTGGCGGTGTTATCGCCACGGTATCGAACCTCGCTCAAAGCGTGGAAACTTCTTCTTCTTCTCTAACTACAGAACAAGAAGCACAACTAGATAATATCTTAAAAGCAGTCAAACAAGCGATTGCATTGTCAGCATAATCTCCATCTGAGGATCGAGAAAGGAAAACAAATGGCAAGACTTACTAACCCTACGACATCCCAGCCTATGGGCCGTAGTCGTATTACTTCTCCGTCAAAAGATACAATAGCTGATGACGGAACTGCTCTGATCTCGCTAGTAGACGGTGAGCAGATACAAATTGAAATTACAGTTAGTTGGATTACTAATCTTTCTTCATCAACAATTACCGCTAAGGTGGTTGAAGGTGATAATGATGGAACTGGAACTGTTCCTATCGCAGCTAAAGTAGGTGGTGTGGTCACTAGCCTTTCTATTATCGATGTTGATCCAACTGATAACCTTTTTAAAATTGTAATTCCTGAGACTCTTATTGACTCTTGGGAACAACAGCCTTCCCCAAATAGTCCTGTTTATGGTTTTATTGGGTTAGAGATTGATGATGGCGGGTTTGGCACTGCAAAGCAAGTGTGGAAACCGCTACGTGGATTAATAGAGGTACTTTATAGCCCTTCGGAGGCATAAATGTCTACTAAATACGAATTAACTCTAACCCCGACAACATATAGTATAAATCTTAAAAAAGAAAGCCAAGTATTAAATGTAGTACCTGTTGAGTATGATGTTTCTGTCAAGACTCTCGACTATAATTTATCTATGGATAAAAATGAGTTAAAGGTTAGTCTTAGTAGAACAGGCGGTCAAGGTTCTAAAGGCGATAGTATTTCTAGAGCTTTTATTAATGAACTTAACGAATTAATTATTGTTTCTGTAAACATTTTAGGTGAAGAAAAAGAAATTAATTCAGGCGCTATTGAAAATGTTGTAGATATAAATTCCCTTTCAGATGTTACTTTGAATAATATTGAAAATAATCAAGTATTAGTTTATAATAGCGCAACTGAACAATGGGAAAATAAACCTCACACTTTTGCTACAACAAGCGACTTAGGTGATATTGATAATACAAATAAAACAGATGGTTCTTTGTTAGTGTATAGTAGTAATTCTTCTAAGTATGAAGCTACTAACACTTTACAAAACCAAAATACAATAATTCTAGGAGGTAGCTTCTAATGGCAACCAAAATTCTTATTAAGAAAAGCAGTACTTCAGGGGGGATTCCTCTTGCTGCGGATCTGGATCAAGGTGAATTAGCAGTTAACCTTGCCGACCGTAAAATTTATACAAAAGACAATAGTAACGCTATTGTTCGACTAGATTCAGCATACGTAGGTGCAACCGCTCCTGCAAATGCCGCAAAAGGTGACTTGTGGTATGATACCACCAATGATCTTCTTAAAGCTTATAATGGTACTTCCTTTGCTTCTGC